CCGATATCTTTCGGTAATGCGCTGGCAATTTTCTTCTGCAGCTCCCTGAGTTCCTTGGAGTCAGCGGCCACATTGTCTTTCAGGTGTTCCAGTACACGCTGGAATGTGGCATTTGCCTCGTCCATCAGGCTGTATGTCTGCATGGCATGATGGAAATGACGGTTCAGCTGCTTGGCACCATCAACTTCTTGACCCATCGCAAAGCCAAAGCCGTCGAACACACTCAGCACGTTGGCGTTACCCAGCATTTCCATTGCCACATACGCATCGAGGCTATGGATGCCCAGAATGGCTGCACCGACACCCAGTTCAGGATCAGGGATTTCGCGTGCAATCGTGGTGGTGTTGGTGTTCAGCTCGTATACAGACGCCTCAGAAGCAGGAATAATCCTGATCCGCTGCTGTCCGGTCTTCGGGTCTTTACGGGTTTTCACAATACCCTTGTGTACCGGTACCGCTTGCTTGGTCTTTAAGCCAGTGCCGACGGATCCTTCACCGTACATCCGTTCGGTGGTGTAGCGTCCGACAAACAGGGCTTCATCCAGCGAGTCTGTTTCTTTCGAGTACAGGGTATGAACCAGCGGCATCAGATTCTGCAGCTGCTTTTCGATGGCGCGTGCTTCAGTGCGTGGCAGCAATTCACCCGGCTGCAAGGTGCCTTCTTCGATCAGCTCTTCCTGGCGTACTCGATACGCCTTCTGGTACTCATGTACATAAACCGTATTCACCACCTGCAACAGCGCGTTGAAGTGAGCACGGTGCGTTCGGAACATACCGTAGTTCTGGCCTACCGCTTTCAGCATCGCACCACCTACGTACTCACCGACCAACTGATCGATCGCACCGGTACTGCGTACAGACTGATCAAGAATCTGCTCGACTGCCTTGACTGGCTTGAGTACACGAGCACCTGCAATCATGTTGAAGTCGTGGATGATGCTGTTGGCTTGGCGGACATCACCTGCTTTGTACGCACCTTCCAGTGCATCACGAACACCTTCCAAGAAGGCTTCGACTGTATCGGACTTAGTAGCACCGTCTCCGGCACCGTATACCGTAATCATGGTGGGCTGCTTACCCATCTTACGGGCGACTTCAATCGTACCGTCGTCTTTCAGCACGATGTTGGAGCCAAAGTATTTCAGTGCCTGCTTCAGGCGTGTGTACTCTCCGGGGTCTTCGGCCTTCAGGGAACCCAGTGATGCCTGCAATGCGTGCATCAGCCCGTTACTGGTTTCCTGATACGCATCCAAGTTATTCGGATCCAGTTTCCACTCAGCCAGATTCTGACGACCATCGAAGTAGATACCACCTTTACCCAGCATCTGCTTGAGTCTTTCAGCCGTCGCTGCACCTGCAAACTGGATCAGGCCAATGATCGGGCCATTGGTTACACCGTCTACTTCCGGCATGACATCCGCTGTGAAAGTCTGTCCGCTATCCTTGGCTTCCAGATAATTCACATGCTGAACCAAGACATCGAATGCGTGCATACCGGTACCTGCGTTGAGCACGAACTGCTGAATCGCTAACTCATACGCCTGTCGCATCTCGGCGGGCAGATCCGCTTTTTGACGTAACTGCTGCAGGGCTTTAATCGCTTTCTTGGCATCGGCTTCTGACAAGCGCTGAGCAACCGCTTTCAGCGTTCGCTCTTCCATGTGCTTGTCACGATCCAGATCTAATCCTTCTGCTAATGCCAGCATGAAGCGATCAACCTGCTCGCTGTTGTTCGGATCGATCTCAGTCACCCACTTCTGCTGCCGTACCAGGAAACGGTGATTCTTGTCGGCTTGCGGGTTGACGGTGTTGCTGTCCATGTGGGTACGCATCTGGCGCGCCACAAAGTAGCTGAAATGGAATGTGGCTGCTTTACCCGCTTCCAGTCGCTCCTGCACCTGTTCTTTCAAGCGCTTGAAATGCTCATAGCTGCGTACCGCTGCCTCGTTTTGAGCCTTCACACTCTTCTGACGGTCACGCATGACGTGGTTTTCTGCACCCGGCTTATATCCAAACAGGGCCAGCTGGGTATCGGTTGACAGGCGATCCAGATCGGTCACAACCTGATCTTTGATTTCCCACTTCACACGCTGTGCACGACCCAGTTTCTTACGAACGGCTTCACTCAGCTTCTGGCGTGTCCCCCGCATGGTGCGGGTAATGGGTACCTGATCGTGGAAGCTGGGTTCTTTGGCGTTCAGGTCTTCCCCGAAAACCCGTGACATCAGATTATCGGTACCGCTCAGCAGTTCACTGGCTGATCGGATAATCGGTGCCGGACGCTCAGCCAGTACATCAGTACCTTCTACATGTTCACGTACGGTAGCCGCACGATAGAAACTCAGCGGAGCCATGTTGGCTTTCAGTTTCATCTGTCGCTGCTGATTTTCCGGCAGGGTATCCAGTATGGTGCGCGGAGCGATCTGACTGTATGTCAGTGCACCGAATGATGGGTCGCGCAGTACCAGAATGGCGACGTTACCCAGATCCGCTTCCAGCCATTTCATGGCGTTTTCCGGTGCATGGGTTGTGGCCTGAATGCCCAGCAGCTGTCGTGCCTGTCGCCCCAGATTTTCAGCCAGTGTGTTAGCCCCTGTACCGGCATCAATCATTAGCTCACGCAAGGTATTCGGAACAGGCGCACTGCCCCGGCGCCCGATCAGGTGGTTGATCGTGCGGTCATTGTTATAGATCGTGCCACTGGCTTGGGTACCCAACCAGGTGAACATGCTCAAAGACAGTGCTGCCACTGCCGCATCATTCAGTTCTGCCGGGTTGTTCGGGTTGCGCAGTAACCGGGTAGAGAATGACTGCTTAATGCTGTCAGATTGCTTCTCAGGCGCCTCCTTCAGGTGCTGGGTCAGGAAGTCCACCACACGGTCGTGGAACTCGACAAAACCCTTCAGGGCTTCTTTCTGTCGCGCAGACAGCGGTTCTCCTAACCGCTCTTCAATGGACGACCAGTCGTCTTCCCGGAGCTTACGCATGAAGTCTGGATCGGCAGCTAACAGGTTCTGCGTCTCTTGTTTGGAAGAGAAAAAGCCACGAATACGTTCTGAGAAACCCGTGAACAGACTATCTGTCCATGCTTTCTTTTTGGGTTCATCGCCTTCTTCCTGCGTATCCGGTGCTATATCAGTATCTGTTGCCTGATCTACCTCATCAGAATCAACGGGTGAATCTGCCTGTTGCTCCTGAGTCTGTGTAGTCTGCTGTACCTGTTCGGTCTGTTGTGTAATCGGTGCCGGTTCGTTCGAAACAGCAGTCTGTGCATTTTCTGCAGGCGCAGCTGTCCCTTCCATTACGCTTGCCTCAGTAGCAGGTGTAACGGAATCGGTCTGTCGTGCGGATACAGGTGCCTTTTTAGCCGTAGCAGTATTCACCGGGGCCGGACGTGCGTTCGCTGCTGTCTGTGTGACATCTACCCTTTCAGTTGTTTGCTCAGGTTCAATGGGAGAAACCTCCTCACGAACAGCCTTGGCTTGTTCAGACGCTGACGCCATACTCTTCATCAGCTGCTGTTGTGCCTGAGATTCAACCAACAGGTTGTTCAGTGCCTGCGCCTCAGCTTCAACGGCTGTTACCAACGATTCCGGGGTGCGTGCTGTAAAGCGATACGGCTTACCGTCCTGCTGGGTGTAGTTCTCGCTGACCTGCTTAACAGCAGCACGCAGCTGTTCACGGCGCTCAGGTGATAACTCACCGCGTTTGAGCTTCATTTCTTTGATGGCTTCAAACGCTGTTCGGAAATCCTGTGCCTTCTGAGACTGGTGTTCAGCAAAGCGAGACAGCTGCTGTAAGGTACGTTTGGTACCTACTTCGTTACCGGCAGCCAAATGGCTCGCCAGCTCACGACGATACTGCTTGATACCTTTCCAGCCCAACTCCGGGTTGCCGTAGATTACATCGTTAGTGGTACGGCCTACCCCATTCAGTTCTTCAACGTCTTGTACGGACTCACGGGCAGCGGCAAAGGCTTCAAAGTATGTACGCTGTGCCGGTGTCAGCGCTGCGCTGGAGAGGATCTTATTGAGTGCATCTGTGCTGATACTGTTCGGATCACGGCTTGCGGCGGTAATCAACCGCATCGCTTCAACCTGTGCTGTTTCCGCGTCAGTATCTTGCGTTGCCAGTTTCTCTGCAGCTTTCTCTACTTCAGTGTCTGCTGTGGCAACGACAATTTCGTCAAGCAGCTTTTGTGCTGCTCGAATTTGCTCATTGATGGCTTTGATCTGCTGATCAATGTTGACAGCTTCCTGCTGAGCCGACGGTTCAGTGCTTCCCTGCAGGCTTTCATACCGCTTAACAAGCGCATCCTGCTGGTCGAACATTTCACTAAGTGTCTTAAAAGCATCTTTCTGGAACTTCTCTTTATCGGTACTACTCAGCTCCGGCTGCAAAACAGCGTCGCGGATTTTAGACAGCGGATGTTCTTTGTCAATCTCCATAGAAGATTCCAGGGTATTTGTATTATCTGCCCCAGATTGTTGGCTGTCCTGGCTCCGCATCAACAGATTTTTTGCTGTATCCCGCGTTAAACCAAGACCTTCTTTGGTACCGCTGACACCGGTGGCGCCGATGGTTTCCAGTACAGCATCTGTGGCCACCTTGGCCATGTCCACCTGATCCAGGTCGTAGTTATCCTTCAGTACAGTTTCTTCCAGACCACCCTGTGCACCACCGACGAGTCCTTCCTTAGCACCGACAGCCGTTACTGCACCGGTGCGGTTCAACGTGTCTTTGGCGATTCGTACCAGCCGACCGTCACCGTCTTGTTTCTGAAGGGCTTTCAGCAGCGGCGTGTTCTTTTTCAGGGCATTGGCCAACACACCAACTTCGGCGTAATCCAGACCGGCATACGCTGCACCACCTGCAATTAAGCCCGCAATCTGATCGGCGGTAATGGTGCCATCGCGTTGCAGGATTTCCTGCATCCCTTCCAGTACCTGGGCAGAGGCTTCAGTAGCAGATTCCCCTACCACACTGGCTTGGGCCAGTGTGCCTACTACTCGTCCTACTTTACCTAATGCACTCAGGCCACCTGACGACAGGAACATGGCGATCTCGGCAGCAGCTTCTGTCACGATGTCAGCCGCACCGGTCTTGTTATCTGCAATGGCTTCCAGAACAGACTTATCAGATGTACCTTTGAACGCGTCGTATACATCGCCTGCCAGCTTGTTGACACGGGTATCGTCAACTACCTTGCCGATGGTGTCTTCCTGTGCCTTGTATACCGTGCTAGAGATGTCTATCAGCTTCTCGCCCCGCTGCAAGGTTTTACCCTGCGTCGGGCGATTGAAGCCATCGACCTTGATACCCAGATCCAGCATATCACTCAGGCGAGAACCAAACGGAAGAAGAGGCGTCGGCTTCTGCAGTGCAGACAGGTCTTCAGGTACCTTCAGGTTGCCTTCATAGGCATTCACTGCAGCCAGGGCTTGCTGGTGTTCTTCCGGGGTAATCACCCCTTTCAGCAGTGCTGCATCCAGTTCCGCGCGTGAACGTGCACTGGCATGCTTACCTTCAGCGACCTGCTTCAAACCAAAGTAGGCATCGCGTGCAGCCTGATCAACCTGACCGATCATGCCCATGCCCGCTATTGCTGTCGGAACCGTCACAGGTGCAATAGCTATATTAGATACTTTGTCAGCGACCTGCGCGGCAGTGTTTTTGACATATCCAGTAAGAGAACCTTGTTCATGCCACTGACGCCAGTTTTCCTGGTTCTGCTGCTGAATCTTGTCCAGACCTGCCCGTAGCGCTGCATCCAATTGTGCGCTTGCACGATCTTCCGGTAGATATACCGATGCGGGATCTTCAGGTGCAGTGAAAATCTCGGCTTTTTGAGTATCCGACAAAGGGGTCAGTGAGCTTAGTAATTTGCGCTTGGCTTCGGAGGCTTGCCGGAGTTTTTCGTGTTTATCACGAATGTTTTGAATAGAGTAAGGGGTTTCTTCAAATGGCCACATACGCGAGTCCTGTTGCTACTCAATAATCGGAGCAGTGTATCACCGCCCGTATTATCAAACAGCAACAGGATGCGTGCTTGGTTTATATCCGCTTATCGACCCAGCGGATAAAGCGAGGGACGTACACCATACCCAACAGTAAACAGATAAACGCCAGTGGTTCTAAGACAATTATTCCCAGTAAAGTTTCTTCGTTAAGTGTACTTATAAAACTTTCCCATAAACTAATCCAGCCTGGGTGATAACCTCTGATGGTATCGAAGGCTATAAATCCAACAATGGATATCACGTAGACCGCGATAAATCCTTTTACCAGTAATTGTGTCTTTCGTTGCATCATGCACTCCTTATAAAAACAGGGGGCTAAGCCCCCTTTCCTTATGGATTCTGTTGTGAACTCCTTGCAGCTTGCCGCAGTCGGTTAGCGGCCAACCAGGCTTTTTCCGCTTCTCTGGCGGCTTGTTTTGTTTGTGCTGCAATTTCTAGTTTCTTGGCTTCTTGCTCAAATAAAGCAGTACGGTAATCCCGTTCAACTTCGCGCCATTTCAGGAAGTCATCCATCAAACCGGATTCAGTGAGGATTTTCCTAGCGGCAGACTTATTAATATCAAGATCATTTTCATCAAACTTAAAGAATTCAGTATCTACCCCATTTCGGCGGATGATTTCTCGAATTAACCAAGTAGGAATCCCCTGCTCTCCTTCAGGCAGTTTGTGACCACTCTCTTCAAGGACATCCTTAAAAGCCTTTTTAATATTCTTTACAGCAATGGCGACTTCATCACTACCCACTTCCTTATCCGGGTCAAGGCGTGTGTTGATATCCTCCATGATCTGCATCATGACTTCGCCTTCACTTACTGCCGGGTTATACAATCGAGCTACTTCCGGTACCTTACTGTTACGCCACTCATCCAGTTTAGCGATTTCTTTGTCCACCGCAGCAATCTGCGATTCGCCCCAGGATTGAATATCACCCAAATCTCGTTCCATGTTGGCCTGCTGTTCCGGGGTCAGTCCGAATCGCTTACCGTGTTGCGCACGTAAATCAGCATAGGCTTTTTCAACCAGATCGGCACGCAGCGGCGCATTCGGATTGTTCCGGTTGTACTCGGCAACCGCATCCTGTAAACCAAAGAGGGAATCTGACAGTGAATCACCTGTATTGATCCGTTGAGAGATCAGATCGTTCAGGGTTCGTTGCTGTTCTTCCACTGCCTTACGTTCCAGGTAATCCGTCTTGTTCCGCTGGAATGTATCCTGATCCATCGCATAGCGACCTTCCTGCATACGCTGATCAGTCAGTTTGAACTGAGAGTCCCGAATGGCTTGCCGGAGCTTGGCAGCTCCGTCAGCGCCAATGTTACCTTCTTGTTCAAAACGGGCGAGTAGTTTACCAGCCGCAGTAGGGTCTGTCATGGCAAGGCCCATCACTTCTCCGGCAAACGGTTTTTCCGCTTCAGTGGTCTTCAGATTCTGATAGTTGACCGTACTGGTAAAGTCATCACGGATCTGGTTGTCCCGATTCATCAGGGCATCCATTACAGCTTTACGATCCACCTGAGAACCGTACTGCTTCAGCAGATCCGGTACCTGTGATTGTAAAGCGTTGTATTGATCCATGTTATGGGTCTGTGCAATCTTCAGCAACAGGTCGTCCGTATTAGATTGCTTGCCTGCATCCCAGTTCGCAATGCTGGTTTGCTTCTGCTGTTGAGCCAGCTGGTTCAGCTGCCGCAAACCTCGGTTCAGCATATCGGCGCCGGACGCAGCCGTTGCCCCGACACCGGAGAAGGACGGGGCATTAATGTTCTGCCAGGTAATAGGTGTAGCCATTGTTACACTCCATTCTGCTTCATGTAGTCAGCAGTGCTCTGGTACCCATTCGGGTTTGCACCCAGACGCGCATTCTGACGATCCCGTAACCGGGCATTGGTCAGTGTGCGCTGGTTTTCGTACTGCTTGTTGAACGCATCTTTCTGGAAGGCAAACTGATCCCGTGCCAGATCCAGTTGCTGCATACCATTCCAGGCATTCCATAAACCAGTGCCCAGCTGCAATCCGGTACTCAGAATCCCGTTGTAGGTGTTGTCACCTACTTTACCGCCCCACAGCTTTGCGAAGTCTTCATCCGATCCCATGCCCAGTACATTTTTGACAGTGCCTCCTACACCAGATAAAGCGTTAGAGAATCCTGACCATAACCCGGCATCCACCGGTACGGTGGTAGTGTTAGGAACAACAATGGGTACTACCGGAGTATTCACTGCAGGCGTCGGCTGCCCCCACTGACTCAATGAGCTGTAGTAGTCATTGGCGACTGCTGCATTAACAGGGTTGGAGAGATAATTACTCATGCGTACATGTCTCCGTTGGTTAATCGTTTTTCAACAAAATCGAGATCCAGCATCATGTCTACGTAGCGGTGCAGCACATCGTAGGCGACTGCGCCCGGATTACCTGTGTGTACAGTGCGCTCGTAATATTCTTGCGGGGTTTCGGTAGGGTCATAGTAAATATCCAGACTGGTAAACATCAAAGGATCAATAACGCCATTGGTATCCAGTAGCTTATTGGCATCTGCCAAGGCATCCATTTTTTCTTTGGCTTGTTTTTGGAAAGCATTTGCGCTGTCTACCAAGTCTTCTATCTGGGATTGAATACTGTCATTGACCTTATTAACTAACCCACTGCTCGCTGCTAAAAAATAATCCGAACTAGGTACATCAAACCAAGTTGATCCTGTGTTTTGAATTTTTAACCCGTAGGCAGCTGCAGCAATTGCTAGAAGCAAAGCAATTTCTTCACCAAAGATTTTGACCACTAGCTTCATCGTGAAGTTAATAATCAAACTGATGAATAGCTTTTTCAGGATAATCCACACCATCGTTGCCACTGATAAACCACCTGTGGCCAACTGTGGGTTGGCAGTTATGATCCCGTAGATGGCAATGATCAAGCCTGCTATTTTGAGCAAGAACCCAAAGAAACCTTTTTGATACCACTTGACCTTGGTGATTTCATAACTGTTCAAAATCAAATGGGGTGCGTAGTACAGCAGCGTATCCCTGTCTTTTAAAGACAGTGCTTTAACTGCAGGCTCATATAACGGCAACAGAAAGTTCTCATGTCCTGTGGCTTCAGTCAGGACATCATATAACTCCACTTCTACTGCATGATTGCCGTATACCCAGTTAACAAATTTCAAGCCGTGTACGGTCAGCACTTCATAACTGTGCTCAGTAATTTGGTACTGCAGCGAGATGTAAGAGTCATCGACATAGCGTGTCCGCGTGTAATCGTTATTGCTTAAAATGGGTTTGTACGTGATACGTTTTTTCTGTGCGACGCCTGAGTAGAGAACAGTTCCCTTTTTACCAATCGTGCCATATACCACTTCACGACTGATCGAATTAAACCGAACTTCCAGATTGAGTCCTACATCGCTTATATCGATTGTATGGCTGTTAAATGCGGATCCAATAGCGCCACCTGACGTTAATTCAGTTTCAGCGTTAATTGCTTTATGCTCTAAGATACTGAAAAAATGGTACAGGTACTTATTGACCACCTTATCGTTCGTATTGATAGGAACACCAAAATAGATATACGCATGGTCAATATCTTTTACATTCGGGTTCTGATTAATCGCATCGGCTATTTCATCAATGTCCAACGTCAGCTTTTTTAAGAGTTTGCGACTGGTTTGATAGCGTTCAGTATTCACCTGATCATCTGCCGTTAGGTCTGTATTATTACGTCGAACAGGCACGATGGGATAAAAATACCCACTCAGGTTTTCATTAATCTCACGCAAAAAATCATTTCTGTGATCATCAAATTCAACGATCCGATAACCAAATGATTCATCCGCTCTCTTAAAAAGCAGTGCTATTTTAAGCGGGTGTACTTCATACGCTTCCCGAAATGATGGCAATGAGTACTCATAATAAATTATGCGATATACGGGTGTGTACTGGACTGTTTTACTTATTGCGTATGTTTTGCTGTTGCTGACAGTGTGAGTTGTTTGTTCCTGATGAACAAAATCCGTTTCAGTGTCCGATACAGTTACCGTAGTAAATGAACCGTCTCCGTTGTCTGTGATGGATTCCACCAGCTCATGTTGGTGCACATTGACGGAGAACGTGTTGGTGTAAGTCTGTTCGTTGAAACAATGCAGATCCAGTTCGTAATCGATTTCTTTGTAGTTGTCGATTAAACGAAAACTAATCCGACGAATGATGCTGTAAATTGGATCGCTGGTACGTGTTTGATCGCCCAGAAATACCTGATTCTGGATATCCGATACGGTCGTAACGTCAACTGTTGCTGTCAGGGTTACGGTTGTGCGAATGGTGACATCCCCTTCCACCGTTTCAGTTACCGTAGTGGTGTTCCAGTCAGTCAGCAGCTCATCTGTTTTTACAGTGACCTGATCTGTATTGGCAGCTTCCCCTGCAGCATTCCATGCGCTGATATCCGACACGACTGCACTGGGGTACTGTTCCAGTAATCCTGTCATTGGGTTGAAGTTGTAGGTCTGAACCAGCCACTGCTCTACCATCAACTGACCAATATCAGTATCGACATCTACATCCAGTAGTGTGACAGATTCCCCTTCAGCCGATGCCAGATAGCTTTCAACGGCGTCCTGTTGAATGCCGAACATCTCCAATTTGCCAGTCGGCAAACCATAGGTGTAGTAGTCACGTCCATAGCGCTGGATCTCACGCATCCTATTGGAGATGCCGCTGGTCAGGTTTACCTGGATGGTATTGACGATACCCTGCTCATTCAGGATAGCCTCCACAGTACTGTTCTTGACCGTGTTCGGAATATCCTGGATCAGGCGTGCAGTGTTGGCAGCAACACTGACAACCTTTTTACTACTGAATAATCCCATAGATTAAAAAAAGGGGGCTTACGCCCCCTCCTCCTTATCTGTGTTAGCTCGGCGTGACACCGATACCCTGCTTGGCTTTGTCCACGACCTTTTTGATTTCAGCATCCGCAATACCTGCACCTGCAGGTGAGATACCTTCATCCGTAGTACGTTGAACGCTCCACACGTCTACCATGAGCTTCGCCAGCTTTTGTTCTGCATCACGGGTAAAGCCATCGATCTGAGCCTGGTGGAGTTCTTTCTGTTTGCCGATGACACCTGCGACAGGCAGACCGTCTACGATGTCTTTGCGCTGGGCTTCCTCGTTCAGGGCACGCTGTTGCAATACCGCAATCTCGGCATCGAGCTTGGGCATCTCAGCCTCTACCTTAGCGATCTGAGCTTCTACCAAAGCTGTATCAGCTGCTAATTTCGCTTGTTGAGCTTCTACCAGCGCTTTTTCTGCTGCCAGTTTTTCCAGCTGAGCTTGTAACAGATCATCCTGTTGCTGAACCTGCAAGAAGCTGACGGCCTGCTGCATGACAGCTGTCAAGGCTCCCAGGTATACCTGAGCGTACTCAGACCCTTTGATCCGACCTGCCCGATATTCCTGTTCAAGATGCAGCTTGGTAGCCTGCATCAGCTGATCAAAAACACCGGTACCGGTTGCGGATACAGTGGTCAATTCATTGATTGCAGGCATCTACCAATCCTCAGTCGATTGCACGAGCCAGTGCCTGCTGACGGGCCAGTTCTTCCAGTTCTTCTTTGGTCAGCGGCGGCAGTACTTCTACGTTGAACTCGTTGATCAACTTACCTTTGCGGATTTTTTCACCACGCGGGCCTTTGACCCACTGGAATACCTGACATTTACGGTCGCGGATCTGCTTATAGATGATCTCGGGAACGTGCCAACCTTCATCCGCATTGAACGGAACGTACTTCTTGAAGGTACCCACAACGGAGTTGGATACAGTGAATACTTCGCCTTCCCAGGCTTTTTTGTTCGGGTTCATGCAAGACACCCGAATGCGTACCAGACGTGATGCTTCTTTCTTCAGTCGCTGACGGCGCTGTGCTTCTGTCTCTTCGCCTTTTTCTGCGGAGGCAGCTTCCTCTTTGCTGGCTTCAGTAGAAGCAGCCAGTCGCTCGTTGACGCGCTCACGCAGCGCTTCCAGGCCAATATTCGGGTGGAACTTGATACCCAGTTTCTCAGCTCGCTGTTTCAGCAGCTCAAGTTCATTGGTTTCCAGATTTTCTTCGCTCATATCAGTGTCTCTTTTTAACCAGGGTGAAAACCTGCGACGGTATAACGTAACACCCCTGATAAGCTCCCCGGCGAACCAGGGAGCCTATTGGGACTTACTTAGGGATTACATCGGGGCTGCAGTCTTGATCAGGGCCAGACGCTCCGGGCGGAGAATCATGGTGCCGTAGTACCACTTGATGGACATGAAGCCAGTCTCACCATACGGGTCGTTACGATCCGCAGTGGCTTCACCCGGCTTCTTGTGGGTGATCTTGAACTTAACGGTCTTGCCGTCAGTCTGGAAGCCAATGGTGGTGAAGGAACCATCACCAACAACCAGCATCGGGAAGACGTCGTACTTGTTACCGGTCTCATAGTGAGTGGATGTAGTAGACGCATCGGCACCTGCACCTTCCCACTTGAGCATTTCCGGCACCACCACGATACGGAAGACATCGATAGAACCGATCTCACCGTTCAGTACAGTACCGGCAGCGGCATAATGCTTCGCGTTGATGAAGGCCGGATTGCCGTGCAGGTCAGTCATACCCTTCAGCAGCGGAATCAGTTCAGAACCCACATACATGATGCGAGCGGCACTGATGACCTTGGTGTCCACCATGCGAGTACCGGTGATAACACGGGTATGCTTCGGACAGCGGTTGTTATCCAGGTCAATGGCCAGACGCATCAGGTCGCCGTAGGTGACTTCACAGGTGTTGTCGATCTCAGAATTCTGAGTCGCTGATCCTGCATAACGAATCACACCGGCACCGTTGATCAGATCGATCTGCAGGGCGTCTTCAGTGATCTCGTGTGCAGCGTTGACCATCTCGCGGTTAACGTGCATCAGCAGTTCTGCGTCAGAATCGAAATCAACGGATTCCTGAGTGTACTCATCGAAGAAACCGAATTTCTCGATGGTGCCTTCGATCTCGATGCGCTTGAAACCAACGCGGTTTACACGACCACCGTTTTCGGACAGCACCGGCAGCTTACCGGTAATGGTACCGATATCCTTGCTGGATCCGTACAGGTTACCGTCCGCAATCACAGCACCAGACGCATCGATACCCTGGTCGTTGATATTGCGGTCATCCAGCAGCGGCAGGTAGTGGTACCGCTTGATGGTTTTACCGAAGTTTTTCGGCATGGCAGTTACATCTGCCAGCGGCATGAAGTACTGCTCTTTACGCGCTTCAATCAGCGCTTTCTTCTGGAAGTAAAAGTCGTTCAGCTGCGGGCCCACAGAAGAAGGGGTACCGCCAATCGGATCATTGTAAGTTCGGCTCATAGGACACTCCGCCTGTTATCAAAAATACTGCTTACTCAGTACCTTTTCGAACTCCTCATCGGACATGGAGAGAGGGTTAAAATCGGCACTGGGCTTAGCTGCCGGTTTACCTTTGGTAGCAGCAGCTGCTTTTTTGCGTTTGGCGACTTCAGGATCCGGTTTCTTCTCGGCGGGCTTTTTAATAATTGGCTTTTCAACCGGTGCCTGTGCAGGATTATTTGCCTGAGCCAGGAACAGTTCATCACCAATCATTTTGTATGCCTCGATGTCGGACATATTTCCGAGCTGACCGAGTACACGCCGCTTTTCCATTACCTGATTGATTTGCTCGAACAGTCCAGATTCGACCTGTGCATTGATCAAACGGATGATATGCGGGTTATTTACCAATACCTGACGGCTGGCGTCATCCCACTTATTGCTAATGATGTCGATGGTTTGGCTGTATGCGGGAGTGTCCTGAATTTCTTCGAGCACCGCATCCAGTTCAATCTCTTTATCATTCGCAGTGTAAGTGTTGGGCTTATAGTCAGCTTCGCCATCTACATCTACGTCCAGCGGATCAATACCGCTGTCACGAATCAGTTTGCTGATTGCGTCCGGGTTTTTCTTTCCCAGATCAATCAGGAAATTAATCTTGTCTTCGTCCAGCAGATCGTTACTTTCCAGCGCTTTAAGGATTTTCAGGCTTGGTTTAAGCGCGGCCATTTTCTTGTTGTAGTTCGCGCCCATTTGCATCAGCTGGATGGCTTCATCGACAGAATCGACTTTGATCTCTTTACCGTTGGCTTTGAACGGAGCCAGGATGCGTTCGTACTCAGCTTTGTAATCGACGGCAGAAGTCGCTTCAGTTTCTGTAGCGTCCTCTTCCTCCTCCTCGTCGGTTACATCTGCGTCAGTAGTCTCAGCTTCATCAGCTGAATCTGCGGACTCTCCATTATCGTCATCCGTATCACTGTCACCACCTGCATCATCCAGAACAGTGTCATCATCAGCGACATCCTCCTCTTCTGACGGATCGTTCTCTTCGTCATCGAGGGTATCCGGGTCGTTCTCGGCAGATACTGCGGAGCCTTCAACGTCCGGCTCTTCGGATGCAAACGGAAGCTCCATTTGCATCACTTCTTCGTCGGACAGCTCCAGAACATTGTTCAGGTCGCTCCGACTCATTCAGCAGCTCCTTCTTCGGCCAGCAGCTCTTCACGAGTGCGCTCATCTTCTTCCAGCGCTTTTTCTGCCATACGACCCAGGTGCATCTGTGTGCTCAGGTACTGACGCAGCACGCCGATTGCGTCGATCTGCTTGATGATTTCTTTCTGGTCAGCTTCATCCTGCATGGACGGGTCTGCTTTCAGGAAAACCAGTCGCTGAGCTTCTTTTTCGAAGTAACCTTCAGTGAATACTGCTTTGAAGTCACGGTTGCGGGTCAGGCGCTCAACTGATGTTTTCAGTGCAATAGCTTTCTTAGCGTGTTCAATGCTCAGTTCGATGGTTTCCAGATCGTGGTTTTCCATAGCTATTTCCTTAATTGTCCTCCCCCTTTCGGGGCGAGATAAGTTAATGTCCATCAGGACGGTTTATTGGATGATTGCTCTTGAGCGCGTAAGCCATACTCAATCAGTTTGGTTTTTGCCTGAGCACGGCTTTGCTCATTCAGTTTTTGCAGATCACGTTCCTGCTTAACGCCGGACTCCTGTTCCACAAAATCCAAATTCTTGAGATCAGTGTCGCTCTGCAGGTTTTCTGCCTTGGCCCGTTCAGTTTCCACCTTGGCTTGATCCAGCATGGAATCAGTACCCAGGTTCCGAATTCGTGCCTGAATCTCGGCAATTTCAGTCTGCAGTTTTTGAATTTCCAACTGACGCTGCATTTCCAGCATCGGATCTGGCTGCGGTTCAAACGACTCAATGCGCTTAGCCAGTTCAGGCATTTTGCGAAGACGGGCAATATCCGCCAGAATCATCCGACTCATGGACGGATCCATATTGTTGCCCATCGTTTGCAGCATAAAGGCCAGTTCCTGGGCTTTCTGGTTATCCTCTTCTGCAGTGGAAATCGTCAGTTCCAGATCAAAATTACCGGCTAAGTCATCACGATTAACGGTGACAAACTCTTCGTTGGTAATTCGGACGACTTCCTCTTCAGACAGAAACTCAGCATTCATCGCAATAAACTTGCGACCGATCTGAATAATGCCGTCCGCCAGACGACGCAGAATATGCAGCTCACGCTTGGATGCAGCGTCTAACGCACCACGGATACCGGTTGCGGTATCGCCTAATGCCTGCCCGGATATACCAGAATGGAATGCTTTAACCCCGGTCAGGGATTCCGCTTCAGCATTCTGAAGCTGCAGCATGATCTGTGCAGATGCCGGAATTTCCGGGTAGGTGTGCATATAGATTGCATTACGCGGATCCGGAATATTGGCGTTGAACTCGTAGTCTTCGCCTCGAAGGAATTTCCGCTTGTTGGTCAGATCCAGTGCATCTTTACGGATACCGGTCTGGCCGTTAGCAGAACGACCCATGATGTCGATCATGCCGCGTGTCACCGCACCGATGATGCGCTGGTTATCCTCCAACAGTGCGCCATCAGGCTCACCGTAGATCGAGCGGCTGACCGGCAGATAGGGCACCACCACAAACGGCAGGAACTGACCGGGGAACGGGTTATGATCCATGTGGATCAGGACATCACCGACCCAGGTGGCCACAATCGGCTGTAGGGTTCCATTACCCTCGATGTCCCAGTAGCCCCAATACTCATAGGCCACCAGTTTCCTGCGTGCCTTGTCGTTGAAGGTGAATCCTTGATTGTCTTCAGACGCAGCAGCATGATCCGGATCGTTCAGCGGATTGACGTTCTCCGCATTGATCAGGTGCAGGTTCTGGTACTTACCGGCTTTCTCCAGATCCGCTAAGGACGTCTCAAAGCTGAAGATGACAAAGCGTGCTTTGTCGATATCCCCATTGCAGGTTGGATCGATGATGACGTTGCGGTAGTCGCACACTTCAGCCGTCGGCTGATTGCGGATGACACGCACTTCCTCAATGGTTTCAGTACCGATAATTTCTGGAACCAGTGGCTTTGCGTGTTGCTGACTCAGTTCAGCTGCTTCATACCATTCCGGTTCCAGATCCGGTTCCTGATTGATAGCACGCTGCAGCATAGCCAGATCGTCCTGCGTGCGAGCCGGGACAAAGGAAACAACAGGACGTTCAACTTCTACCGTTTCCTCTTCATAGTCCCAGCCCACACGCACGATCACCGTGCCTTCATTAACCGCTGTCTGAATATAGTCATTGATGAATTTGACCTTATTCAGTTTGGTATTGAACTGATTATTCAAAACCAGCTGGTTCTGATAAGCACGGGCTTTATCCTCAAACGTCACCGGGTACACATTAAACAGATCCCGTGTACTCAAGAACGGCTCAGATAAAGAAGCGTAACGCCATTCTGCTTGTTTACGGATCAGTCGAGGAACAATGCGGGAACGGCCTTTGCCGACATTTACGCGAGCAGATCCACGGACATGGAGATTATCCAGCCACTGATTAACTGCCAGTACATGTTTATCATGCTCGATCTTAGCCCCTTCGAAATCCAGTTTAAGATCCCGAATAGACGGAGCGTTATTCCAATCTACAAGAGGACGCGCTGATAACTCAGCAAACTCAGTAATTGGATTTTCTGACTCAGTATTCAAGCACAATACTCCCGCTCTTTACTGCTTCATAACGAAGCTGAGTATTCAAAGATGAGCGGAGTGTATAAACAAAGATTTCCAAACAACAAATTAAACAACTTAAAACCAGTTTTTCTTTCAAAACTCAGTCTAAAAATGAATTTTGTGTAAACTGATCGCCTTATTAATCCACACAGAGGTAAGTCAATGTATCGTGTAATTGGTCATAGTCAGTGTTCGTACTGCAAACAAGCGATTCTGCTTTTAGCCACTAAAGGCAAGTCTTTCGTATACCTGGATGCACGGGAAGAAACGAACGCAGCGTTTGTTGAACAGATGCGAGAAAAAGGACTAAGCACCGTTCCTCAGATTTGGGTCGATGAAGAACACATTGGTGGCATGACTGAACTGCAGCAACACCTGGCTTGATGTATTAAGGAGTACGAATGGAAACCAACTTTGAAAAAGTCAGTAAGTTGAACCGCCTGATTGGTAATGTCCGTCATCCACTGAATGAACCCAACTGGGATGATCTGGCAGCTCAGCTGGGCATCATTCGTCAGGAATTTGAAGAGCTGGAAGAAGCTGTACAGAAACGGGATATTCGACTGCTTCGAGATGCAACTGGCGATCTTCTGGTTACAGCGTATGGTATGGGGTATCGCGCCGGTATCGACGTCGATGCAGATATGGAAGAGATCCAGCAATCGAATTTGAGCAAGTTCTGCCATTCAATGGAAGAGGCATTACAAACCGGTGCGAAGTATGAAGAACTGGGCGTACTCTGTTCGTATCGCCATTTACCGGAAGGACTTATTGCTGTGGTATCTGCACAGGATCAGTACGGTAAGGACGGTAAGCACTACCCGAAAGGTAAGCTCCTTAAATCGGTCAATTTCCGCGAACCAAATCTGGATTAACAAATCCGTCAAATTTCAATAATTTTTGATTTTTTCTTTGATTCCCGATCTGCCTTTGTCTATATCTGTCGTATCCACTTTTAAACAGCAAGGAATCTGGCTATGGACAAAGGCAACATCTTCCACTTTCCGACCGATCAGCAGTGCTACGTTGTAGTACATATCAACGGGGAAACCCAGTTGGCGTTATGGAACAAGGATCACTGGGAACTGGATGACACCTGTAACAGTGTCAATGAGCTGGTTCGGGCAGGACTGGTATCGGAAGATGCGTTACAGATGTGGATCAGGAAAAGTGCATAAAGCCCTCTCACGAGGGCTTTAATCGATCCGTTTGGGTACCCTTCATTTTATCGAACGACCGCAGTCCCCCGATACCCAGCATACCCGTCAGCAAGGGCCACAGGGCGCTGGTATCCAATGCAGCCGGTGCTTCCATACCTACCGGTGCCAGAATTGCCCAGACCCACAACAACAGCGGATACAGGACGAACTGGTAGGCTAATGCGATACCGCCGACCCACCCAATCCAGGGACGCCAACCAGCCACAAACAGGCTCTTGTGTTGTGCCTCTTGTTTGTTGATTTCCAGCTGCCCTACCAACAACTGCACATGCGCTTGTAATCGAGCCAGATCGCCCTCCTGAGCGAGCTGAGCCAGCTTGCGCTGTTCTTCTGCCTGCTTAACGGGATCAGGCCAGATACGCTGAATAGCGGCCTCACCGATACTCAAAATAGCGGAAAGTGGATTCAGATCCATAGGCGCTCCTCAGTAACTCCAGACAATGGGAAAAGGACTGTCACGTAAATCCAGATGGATGAATCGAGCATCCCGAGGACGATCAGCATCCTGTGCTACCCCAATGCCTTTGAAGCCCATTTTCAGCGCTTCCTGGATGAGGCGTCCTGCATCGTATCCATTGGTAATCTGGATGTCGCAGGCAATGCCCTGCGCGTGTGTTCCCGGTGAGGCTTTACGTGCTTCGACAGGATGGGTAGGAGATCGATATCCTGACGTAATAACAAAGGGAAAACCTAAGCTGACACGCAGTTCAAACAGGCGAGTCATGAACTCTTCTAGCATTTGGTTTTCGCCTGTGAATGAGCAGTCGAACTCTTCTTTAGAAAAGTAAGGTTCGAATACTACCCAATCCGTTACGATATTACTTTCCGCCATTATTAATCCTCTTTGTTAGATAGACTTTTGCAAACGCACGAATACTTTGTGAGCCCATAAAACCAATGACGCCACCAGCAAACAGTGTCCAGTTTTTATCGTACCCGAGTGCGTCAATGGCTGAACCAGCTGTTAAAGCCAGTGCGCCACAAAGAAGAGACTCCAGAATAATACGTGTCAATGAAGTCTCTTCTTGATCATAAATAACTCGAATTGCTGCAATGAATACTGCCATAACCATTCCAGCTATTGAAGGTGGAATATCTTTGAAATTGTCCAGCACATACCGCTCCAAAATCTGCTGTTTCGAGGCAGTATAGAAAAAACAATCTCCACACAATTACCTACTTAATCAGGTAATTACCCATCCATTTGTTGCACCAACATAGCGAAGTTTTACAGATGAATAGGGTGCGTCAATGGTCATGTTTTCTGCCAGACCCATAATGTTATTACCGTTCCTTGCAACCACCAGACTAGAGAAATTACCAACAGTAATTTCAACTTCATCACCTACCGATACTGAAGCCGGTAAAGTGGCTGTACCTGTAGAAGAGAAGTAACAGCTTTCAAATGCTGAAAGTGTTTTTGATCCAGCTGAAGTGGTTTTAGTGAACGGGGTGAAGTTACCGGCGTGCCAGACTTTATACTGTGATGTATTTCCCCCGGCGTACAGTTCTCCAGTGGTTGCTATACCACCGTCCAAGATGCTGTCTAAGTCTATCTTCGCTGCCTCGTTTGTTAATGCAGCGAAATTACTCACACTGCCGGGATTAGTTCCGTCCGGAACAAAGTCTTTAACAATCCAACCAGAGTCTTGGAAATTATCCCCTAAGATGAACGCCTGTACTAGGTTAGTAGAGTCATCCAGGTACACTTGTAATAGCGCACCGTCGTATGTACCACCTTCTTTAATTCGAATGTACTTAAACGGCGATCCATAATATCGACCACTATGAAGTACTGTTAGCTCACTGTACGTGCCGAAATGGTGGGATGCGTAAAATACACAGCTTTGGTGATCGCTACTATTAATATCCTTCAGACCAAACCGAGCAATAGCACGATTACCTACATTCACTGCAATGGTGTACCACCCTACAGGTAAATTTACCTGTTGCGTTGTACGTTCAATAATTTGGAAGTCTGATGCGTCGTACCCATCCAGCTTGTCAGAATCTACTGCTTTTGCACTGATCCCTAAGAATCGCGCATCAGCTTCAGCTTCAGTGAAGTACCGATCATCGTGGGTATGCGCAGTATCCGACTTACTGTCCAGCGCAGCCTGTAATCCAGACACGGTAGCAATCGCCTGTGTACCGGTGTGCGTACTACGATCCCGCAGCTCAGCGTCGGTTGCGTTTGCGGTGGCGCCTGTCTGGATACCATCCAGCTTGGTTTTATCTGCAGGACTCATCCAACCTGCTACAGTCTGGGTAGCATTACCAATTGCGCCAATGACTGCATCGATTGCCTGACGGACTCTTTGAGCTGTCCAGGCACGTCGAGTCGTTGCAGTACCTGCTTCCGCTTCAGCCTGTGTAACTGTTGCTGCTGTCCATTCACGAGAATCAGTCAGACGTGCATCATCAGGCTGCACGGCAGTATCAGCTTTTGTGCCCTGGGCAGCTGTTGCGAAGTCTTCAACATTCGCAGCAGCGGCGGTACCTGCATTCGAAATGTCAGCTAAGGTATGTGCATGGGCGCTGGGTGTGAATTCCGTTGGGACGTTGATCAGCTGGTTGTAGTCAGTGCTGCCTTGAAGATCCTGATAGCTGTACTCGATATCACCCTGTACCCGGATACCCAGTTGGGTACCTGACCATTGAAATTCCAAACCAGCACCGGTATCTCCTTTCTCGCCCTGAATCCCCTGATCACCTTTGTCACCCTTCAGGTCAACATATGTATAGGTAGCTTCGTCGCTGTGTTTTACCCCCAGTTGGGTACCATTCCAGACGTATTCAAAAGACGCGCCTCGCTCCCCTTGTGGGCCAACATCGCCGGTATCCCCCTTGTCGCCTTTGATACCCTGAATACCTTGGTCGCCTTTCTCTCCTTTAAGGTCTACGTAGGTAAAGGTGGCCTCATCGCTATGCTTAACACCCAGTTGAGTACCTGACCAGGTGTACTCGAATGAAGCTCCACGTTCCCCTTGCGGGCCTGTATCACCCGTGTCTCCCTTGACACCTTGGATACCTTGATCACCCTTTTCCCCTTTCAAGTCCACATAGGTGTAGGTGGGTTCGTCGCTGTGTTTGATACCCAGCAGTGTCCCTGCCCACATGTACTGAAATGAAGCACCCCGTTCGCCTTGTGGGCCAGTGGCACCGGTAGCGCCTGTGTCACCCTTCTCACCCTTCAAATCGGAATAGGTGAAAGTAGGCTCGTCTTCTCGCTTGATACCTAAGCGTGTGCCGTCCCAGACATATTCAACAGAGAATCCAGGAACACCTTGTTCACCCTGAATACCCTGATCTCCGGTATCGCCCTTATCACCTTTGGCGCCTTTCAGGTCAACAAAGGAATAGGTGTCCCAGTCTTCACGTTTAACGCCTAGACGGGTACCACTCCACAGGTACTCAAGCCCTACACCACGGGCACCGGTATCACCCTTATCGCCCTTTTCTCCTTTCAGGTCTTGCAGCCATTCCTCCAAAGTGCCGGTATAGCCTTCAGCTACGGCCAGTGCGTATGCAGATTTACCGGCCACACCCTGAGCAACTTCTACAATCTCAGGAGAGCAATCCGCTGTCACAGACAGCTGCGGGTTATCTTCCTCAACGATGACAATTGTCGGTTCATCCATTCATCACCCCCGTGAAACCAGATAGGACACGAACACATCGCCTTTGGCTAAAATGGATTTATCCCCTTCAGGGGAAATCAACACGATGTCGTATACGCCTTTTTTAAAATTCATCTGTTCAGTCAATTCACTGGGAATGTCTAATCGAACTTTCCCCTGAGAAGGCTCACTGATGAAGACGCAATTACTTGCAACAGCATCAAACAAAACAGTGGGATTCGCAGGAGTGTGTCGGATCTGCATTCCGACAGAGTAGTTGGACAGATCGATTGGAGTAACTATGCCTTCTACTTTAGTTGCGTACTGAAAGGTTTTACTGAAACTCGCACCTTTCACAATTGATAAATCGAACTCTTCCATTCGTGCACCTTATTAACGGATACTTTTTCAAAGTATCTCATACTCTTTTTGTAGATAGAAAAAACGGGACATACGTCCCGTTTTAAGATGGATTGGCTTCTCGATTTAAACTGGTTCAGGCGGTTGCTCCGGCCAAACGACGTTATGCGGGAAGCCTTCCTGCTCAGTGATACTGCGCAGTGCTTCGCGGTAAGCCCGGTAGATAGCCGTATCGACTCCCCGGTCCTCGGCCTTGAACACGAGGATGTCGGCTTGAGCAATCAGGCGGTCGCGTTCAGTGCGGACAGAGGCATCAGTGGGGACCGGAGGGTATTTCTCCCGGTACACATCACTGGTAATCAGGGAGTTGTCTTCAGGGTCCACGCAGTAGATGGCCCAATCGTAAGCACCATTGGGGAATACCTCAGAGACGCTTCCTTCGATTTCAACGATGGGCTTGCCTTCTTCTTTATCGACCCCTTCAATCTCTGTATCTGAGGCAAGGCAGATAGAGTTGTCATCAGGGTTAAGCATTACGTGCATTAGCTATAAGTCCTGTAGTAGATGGTGCATGTTCTGCTGAGGGAAGCTCCTGAAAAGTACGCTCTGCAGACGAGTCCGTTGTTGGGAACCCTCGTGAGAGCAGTACTAAGTAGAACCCAGTCATATTCCTTAGCCTTGTAGCTCACAGTCTTAAGGCTGCTCAAAGAGACACCTGGAGAGTACCCACTGATGTCACTGGTAGAGTGAGTGTGTGAAGCCCGAGCAAAGGAGCTTTGGTGCAGGCCATCCAGCATATCCGCATCGATCCCACTACCTGATCCATCCACTGTCAGTAGCTTGGCTTTAACATCCGCAGCAGTATAAGCAGAGGCGTTCAGCTTGGTCGCTAATGAATTGGTTACAGTCGTAGCAAAGTTGGGATCATCCCCTAACGCAGCTGCCAGCTCATTCAGCGTATCCAATGCACCCGGAGCAGCACTCACTAACGCAGACACAGCATTATCAATTGCCGTTTGATATTCCGCTTCAATAGTGCTCAGCTGCTTACCATCCAGGGTATCCGCATCCAATCCACTACCACTACCATCCACGTTTTTAATCTTACTCAGTAACGTGGAATCACTGATATTGGATGCACTGGCTAAGGCAAATGCGCTGGCGTGTTGACCGTCCAACGTATCGGCATCTAAACCAGAACCACTACCGTCAACGGTTTTTAGTTTGGTTAAGACATCTGCTGCCGTATCTTCCTTGATCGGCAGAAAGTCAGTTAAGTTACTCATGATACAATTCTCCAACCCAGTGACGCATTGACATACCGTAAACGCAGTGAGAAGTACGGGATATCCAGCGTCATATCTTCAGCAAGCCCCATAATCAGTTGACCGTTACGAGCAACAACCAGCGTTGAAAGGTTGCCGACTGTAATCTCGACTTCCGTATTCACCGCTGGATTTGCTGGAAGTGTTGCTGTTGTACCACCTGTGAAAAAACAGGCTTCCTGCGGTGCCAATGTTTTGGATGCACTGGCAACCGTCTTATTCAACAACCTGGCATAACTGGATGCCGCATTTGTGGCCACCGAGTTAATCGCCGTGTTGATTTTATTACTGCTCCAGGTCTTATCAACGGTAATATCACTATCGTTTACCAAATCGCTGATCTGGATCTCATTACCGTTTCGAACCGTAAAGGTATCGGTTGAACCATCTGAATAGGTAATGGTGTAAGTGTCCGTTGCACCAGGTTGCGCAGGCTGACCACTGGCATCTGTCGTACTGGTAAACGTCGTCGATGCAATACCGACCCCTTTTTCACCCTGATCCCCTTTGTCACCCTTACCGAACGATGCACCGGTAGACCAATCACCGGATGTGGCTGACTGCTTGAAGTAGATGAGGCTGTTCGTCAGATCCAGGAAGCTGAAACCCTTTACCTGATCGTCGTACAGTGCCCGCTCAGCCAGTGTGCCGGCAGCGTTGACGGTGAACGCATCACCCTTATCACCTTTAACCCCTTGCGGCACAACAAACGTGAATTTGTTGTCCTGTGAGTTATAGATGACGCTGGCATTACTGCCGGGTGCGCCAGTAATGGTGGAACCAACTGTGATTGAACGGATCTGGTTCAGCTTGTCTGCAGCGGTTTGTGCCGATGCAGCAGCAGCAGTACTGTGACCTGCCGCTGTCTGGCTTGCCTGATCCGCTGCCTGACTGAAGGTTTCTGCTTCATTGCGGAAATTCAACGCTTGGTTAGCGTTATAGGTCGCGGTTGCTGCGTTGTCGTCAGCCGCCTGAATCTCCGCCATATTGGCAACCACAGCGTCGATGGCGTCCATGTTGGATGCCACCAGATCCACACTCGCCAGCTTGTTTTCGACGGCCAGCAGCGTCGCGATGTTATCGTGAAGAGTAATCAGTTTACTGATCTGGTTTGACAGACTGTTGGCATTCTCGAACAGCTCAAAGCGCTTGTTATACAAGTACTCTACTTCATCTCGCTGAGTCGCAATGGCAATGATGGCATCGATGTCATTACCCAGTGCAATGACGTCCCCGATGCGGTTTGCCAGTGTCTGCAGCGCGGATGTAGTACGTGCCCAGTAGTACGCCGGGTTTTGCTCAATGGCATTACCGGAGTACACCTGCAACTGGATACGGTCAATCGAAGAGGCGCCGCCGTCCGTATCACGGATCCGGATCATGGTCGGCAGATCCGGCAGCGTACTGTTAATGATATCGATCTCGGTATCAACGATGTGCAGCTGTGGATTCGGCTCGTTGGCGTTGTACTTCTCGATCCCATCAACGATGGCGTTGTAGATCGCAGTGTAAGATGCCAGCTCCTGAACAACCGTGTTGCCAGCAGAATCGGTGGTAGTGAAATCGATCTGAACCACTACACCTTCATTGGTCGTAATGGTCGCGCCTTGATAGGTCACTTCCGTTGCATCGGATGCGTTGTTCAACGCCAGATCAATGTCGATCTTACGATTGCCCAGGTAGTTGCCTTTAGCCAGATCGTTTGAAATCTGAATCAGGTCGGCTTGAGCCAAGGCAGCCAGATCGGCTACAGAGTCGCCCAGGTTCTGAAGCACCTGAGCCAGCAAATGGAAGTCAACATCACCAGCGATCAGGTCTGCGACTTCCTTGACGCTTTCAATCTCGCGCGCCACTTTCTCCACGTTGTCATAGGCGGTTCCGATATACCGCTCCACCAGGCCCGTGGTTGCCCGATGTGAAGTGATCATACCCATCCGTTATGCTCCAATCGGTGATTGCTTGTGTTCTCGGTATTCAGCAGGTTCAGGTCTGATACCTGACGACAAGCCAGCTCATACCGCGCCATGAATGCGCTCGCTTCGTTCAGGTTTTGTCCGCCACCTGTAGAAGACAGCACCCGCGCTGTCACGTACAGCATCAAGGCTTCAACCAAATAATGCGGTAAAGTGAGTTCAACGGTTGCAGGGTCAAAGGTATCGGTTACGACGATGCGGTCATGTGCAGCGCGATACACCACAGCAATTGCGTTGGAAGATTCGTTATAGGGGATCGTGACAGCATTAAACTGAGGGGTCAGTACAGTAAGAGGATCGTTTTCGTCATTCAGTGTCCGCTCCTCTCCCATCTCATTAAATACCTGCTCAATGCGCAGCACATTATCCGTAAACGGCTGATACACTGAGTCCATGATGTATTTAATGGGTTCTGATGAATCGGCATTAGTCGCCGCATATTTTGACATCAGGTAATACGTCTGGATGTGATCGTACAGCTGTATAATGACTTCGTTGGTTTTCAGTGGAAACCGCTTATACAGGTCTGTTAATCCCAGATTAATATGCGACACAATGGCAGGGTAGTCTTCTGCAGCAATTGCTGTAATATCCCGCCCACCTAATGCCAGTTGTGCTAATTCACCGTAGGTTAATTGCTCGAAGAAATTAGATAGAAGCATTATAGCCCCAGTAATGTCGAGTTATAACTGGGGCCATAATAGCTACAGGGTATCAAACAATATAGGAATCGAGGGCTGTGCTATTATCCTCCGGTTCTATGTCCAGCTCCCAATAATCCTGTCCTTTAGCCGCCACTAAATCACCCGTTTCGGTTGGCTTCCACGGGGTTAAACTGCTCAGCATTGAAATGGTATCAATGAAGTCATCGTGCTTACTCTTGAATCCACTTTTCGATGCCAGCGTTAACTCTTCCAGCGCTTCCTGAATTTCAGGTGAGTCTCGCTTCTCAATCGGGAAGAATATCTTATGGGCTTTGAACAGAGGCACCATCGTGTTAAAGCGCACTAACTTGTTGGTGTTCGGTCGGATACCTGGTTTACCGGTATTCCCTTCTGAAGCCAGCGGGAAGAAGATGTTGCGTACCAGCATCTGTTCCTGAATCCACTGAACAAAGCCGCCCTGCTGTCCGGTGACTTCGATACCCACCTGTTGCGGTCGATACTCCTGAGCCAGCCGGAACAGATCATCGATGTTCTTATCCATGAGCTGCCGACGGCATACGCCGTCTACCCACAACCAGTCGCCGTTGTTGTTGTAGGCCCAGACTGAAATCACCGAGAAGTCCGCGCTGGTTTTCTGAGATGTTGCAAAGTCGGTCGTGATGTAGAAGTTGAACCGGTGACGGTTACTCAGTACCAGCGCACGCTTGTACCAACCTATGTCCCCGTCCTCGATCAAACGATCTTCTTCCGACATGATGCGCAGCATCAATTCCTGGTTGAAGGTATCGACCTTGCCCAGCTTTAATGCCGACTCGTACTGCTCCTTCACATAGTCATAGGTAAAGCGATCCGGCCATGAACCCCGGAACTCCTCTCGACTACACGGAAACTTCTCACACACCGGGAACACGTTGACGGCCCATGCACCGGATTCAACAGCTTTGTACAGCGGATCCTTCGCATTGAACGGTGTCCCTGACCAGATGATGAGATTCTTGGCAGGGTGCAATGCGTAGGTCACAGCCTTGTACACCGTGTCCTCTACTGCAGAAATCACCGTGGCTGAGCGAGCGTCTTCGTCTGAAATCAAGTCATCAAGTACCGCCAGCTGAGGACGCTGCCCCATCTCCTTGGCACCACGCACACCCGTGTTGTGAGTACGGAAATAACAATTTGCAACGAATTGCCGCTCCTCGTTGTCTACCGCAATACACTGGCTTGGCTCATCTGGAATACGCCGCACAGCAACCACATTCATTCGTTTTTCTTTGGGCACAAAGCGTTCAGCCTTACGGGACAGCCGGAATGGGTTGAGTTTCATCCATATCTCGACACGGTAGGCTTCGGAAGATTTTTGCTTACGTATCTTACTGGCACTAGCACCAAGAGAACGCACCAAACAGGCTACATCTTCACAAAGCTGGTACGAGGAACTGGTGAAGCTGATACGCCCTGTTTTACTAATAGTTCCGTCTGTATCCAGCAATCCCTGCAACATGTCGAGTCGTTGCTGTATGGAGCCGTAGAAGTACTCAGCAGGAATAAATTTCATTTCTCCCCGCACATTAAGCCCCATTTTCTTCAATGCACGGCCCAATCCACGAATTGACTGAGTGACTGCACTGGATCGCTTATCGCAATAGAGTGCACCAAATTCATAAGGAATGTTCTGGTGGTAATGGGATAACTCATCTGCATGAACAGTCAGCTCCACTGATCCACACTCTTTCCGTATGCATCCGTCACCCAGCACAACACCAAGCGTGTATGGATCTACAGGAAATTCCTTGTGCGGGTATTCCAGTGGTTCAATGTTCTTGACCTGAACCAGATGCTTGGTACCGGTGCCTCGGTGATTCTTGTTTCCTTTCTTGGTGTGAGTCAGTGGCTGTTCTAGCAATTCAGCGGTGGTTAATACTTTTTCTTCCCAACGAGCAATACCATTGGGAGATGTATTAACCACAACAGGATTGTAATGATCTTCGGACACTTTCAGGGTGCGACCATCTTCAAGCTCCAGCTCATACATGGGTTTGTGAAAAACTTCACTTTTCGCCGTAATCACTGTCAGCTTACCATCTGCACCAAAAATGCGATCACCCACCTTGCATTCACCAATCGTAATGCGCCCTTCCAGTGTATGAAGCTCGCTGTCCAGGGATAGTGCCTTGGCGCCATACCCCTTGACGATAAACTTGTGTCCATCCGCATTGACGAACTCCCAGCGGATATCCGTAAAACGGATCGTCGGCACAAATCGTTTGAGGAAATCAGAATTCTCCCATCGGTGCTCCAGGTTCTTGCGCATGTTCTTGACACCGTTCTCGATGGAGTCAGAGACATACAGAGCCAATGTGACCTTACCGAAACCCGGCAGTGTTCCGTAGGTAGCAATGTACAAAAACAGGTATTCCCCCATCACGGTCGTCTTGGCTATACCGCGATGGCACATGTTCAGGATCCGTCGCCCATTATTCGTGAGCGTATCCAGCATGTAGTAGTGAACGAGGGGCGTCTTGTTCTCTTCCCCGTCTTCACCATTCACCAGCTTAATGAAGTTCACAAACTCCAGTGCAAAGTCACTGGGGACATACTCCGGGTGGATGCTGTAATCCGTCGCATTCAGATAATCATCAACACCCCAGACTTGATTGGCTTCACGTAAGGCTTCATTCAGGGTCTGAGACATGCGTCGCCTCCCCTTCAATGATCCGACTGTGTGCCACTTCCTGGGCGTTCATGAACCCAGCTTTCAGCATCTCTTTTTGCTGGTTCACCAATGCCATCGTAGAGGCCCGCAGAGACTCAATAACGCTGTCTTCCTTCACCCCTAAATCCAGCTCGACCTTGTGTGTCTCCGGGCGCTTCAGAGCGTTGATCAGGCTGTTGGCTGCATCACAACGCACCTTCTCGCTATTGGCACTCATCATCAGTTCTGCCTGCACATTTAGGGCTTTCTGATATAAGTCCTGGTTGAGTACCCACGTAGGAACCAGTGTCTGTTCCATGATGAGATTCACCAGCTTGGATTTGTTATATGCCGTGACATAGCTGGCAATATCTTTTGAACTGACACCCTGCTGGGTAAATCGCTGGATTTTGTCAGGGAAGGCTTTTGAATAGGCCGTGATATTACTGTCACCCATTAATTTGTAGGACACGTACTTCACAGCATCGATATAGTTTTGGAGCTTAAACTTTCCCTGAGATAAAACCGACGTGTAGCTCAACAGGTTTTCACGAAAGGCTTCTCGTACTTCAGGATCGGTAATGGTTTTGTTAATCCGATCCACCATATCCTGATCAACATTGCGCCGTAGATTAGCGGGCAATACTGTCTTAAATACATCAACCGTTAAATCGGCCATAGATACAACACCCCATTAACTGCATTAGGTTATAGGGGTCATATAGTATTAATCCGAAACCAAACATGAATTATTTATCTGGTACGGACAGGTCGGGTTTCGCTGACGCTACACCCTCCCCTGTCCGTAGAGCCTCTAAAATCGCCTGTAAGCGACGATGGGTATTGACCAAAGAAAGGTATTGGACAGTGATAGTACGGGCGTTGTAGGCGAATATGGGAGGCTCAGGGTTGACGGAAAATATCTCGCATAATTTTTCAGGTCGGGTTTAGGGAAAATTAATAATTGGGTACGAGTGCATTACTACTACCCTGCGAAGCAAAAACGCGGATATACCCCCCCCCGGTGTGCTAACCGATCACTTCATCTCTTGACCCTACCCCATACCGCTTCGCGGGGCAGTGGAGCTGACGAGCTTCATCTAATCAACCAACCTTATGAGGTGATCACCATGATTCAAGTTCTCGAACAACTGTGGGCATTTATGACTGCATTCCTGCGTGGCAGCACTTACTTCGCATCAGCCTATGAGCGAGTCGGTCATGTCGTGGATGCGAGGGCAGCAGTGCTCGAGTCAGAGCATGTCGCTGAGGCAAAGATCATGCGAGCAGAGATGGAGGCAAAATATAGTCAAGTCCTTCAGAAACTGGAGAACAAAACAGAGTAACCAATAGGGGGCCGAAAGGCTCCCTTAGTTTTTTCTACACAAACACAACACAACACAGCCGAGATAGTACGGATTATTAAGCCTAGGAAGAGAAGAAGAGTAGAGACTCAGTAAGTGAATCTTCTTGTGTTCAGATCGATGACTTACCTGTATTGAATACCTTAATCAATCAGAAAGTGAGTGAGTAAAGACATTAGGTAAACGATGACGATACTCACCCGATATACTATCTCATTAACGAAATCAGATATGACGCTTCGCGTATGGGTGGAATATTTAATTCGTGAGGAGGATTCGACATGTTCCATCTGTACGCATTTATTCGTGGTACTTGGGTAG